TCTGGCACCGCCACGGTCTACATGACCAACGAGGACGCCGCGCTATCCAACCGGATGATCGAGGACGTGCTCCAGCGCCAGCAAACCGGCGCCGCCTTCAAGCTGTACACCGATCAGGTGTTTAGTGGTGGCACCCTGAGCGAATCGCTTAGCCGTTCGATCGCCTTCGATGCAGTGCTGACCTCGGCCAGCCTGAACATCAACCCGGACGACGCCCAATCGGTGACCGTCAACTTCCGCCCCTCGGCGACCCCCACCTTCGACTTCGCCAAGTCCTGATAACCTTCGGGTTGTCCCCCACCCGCCCCACCACACGGTGGGGCTTTTTCATGGTTATTGCGTTACAATAGAACGTAAATCACCAAGGTTTTATGCCTGCTTCAACTCCCATTCGGGCCATTGACCGCCTCCGTAAGGCCGCCAACCTGGAACCCACCAAAAAGAACGTGGAGCTATCCGATGGCAGCACGTTTGAGATGTGGGTCAGCCCACTAACGATGGCCGAGCGTGAACGCGCCCAAAAGCAGGCCAAGTCGGACGATGCCAACGCCTTCGCCCTCCAGCTGCTGATTACCAAGGCACTGGACGAAAACGGCGCCAAGCTGTTCGCCCCTGGCGAGATCGACGTCCTCAAGAACGAAGTCAAGGACAAGGACCTCCAGACGCTGATGCTGGCGATCCTGACCGACGATTCCGAGCCTATGGACCCAAAGCCCTAGCCGCCGACCTCCGAAAGGACAACTGGCTTCTGCTCCAGTTCGGCATCGCCAAAGAACTCGGCCTTACCCTCCAACAAGTCCGCACCACGATGACCGCCGAGGAGGCCCTCGGCTGGAGCGCCTACTTCCAGATCCTCAACGAGGACCAACAAAAGGAGCTGGACAAAGCCAAACGCCGCCGCTAACCCCGGCGGTTTTTTATCGCTTAGACTGAGTTACCAGACTGTGGCATGGCGCCGTGGCTTACAGAGCTGATATCGAGATTGCCGTAAAAGGCGCTAACCAGATTCAAGCACTAAAACAAAAACTTGAGCAAGTTTCAGCAGTAGTAGAACGCCTAGCTAATCAAAATATTGGCTTCAATAGTACGCAATTACAGAAAAGTAATTTTTTTGTCGCCCAAGAACGTAAACTAATAGCTGCCCGTAGAGAATACAATAAAGGACTACAAGAATCTGTTCGATTAGCCGTCGAGTTTGACCAACAAGTACGGCGTAGTTTTGCTTTTGCCTCAAGTGTTCGAGAAAGCGGTGCACGCACTTTAAGTGGTAGTAGGTTTGCTGGATTACTGCCGGAACAAGCAGCTTCCGGTCCTTTTCGGCGTTCTGAGCAAAAAGCAGCCCGTATAGACAGTGCTTATGCACGCTTAGCCACCGCCGCAGAAGGTACGACCACACAATTTACACGCATAGCAGAAGAGGGGCGCCAATTTAAGGCTTTACCTGCCGCCGGAAAGGCCACAGTTAATTATTTTCAAATTGCTGAAACAGCGGCGCGGGCAATCGACAAACAAAATGCCGCCAATGCCCGTTATACAGCCGCTTTAGATAAACTTACGACCGCAGCAGAAGGAACTATTAGCAACTTTGTGCGTTTCAATGCCGGCTTAATTAACATAATTGGTCTGCTGTCGCCGCAAAGAGTCGCCGGCTTACTTCCTGGTGGACGGAGAATTGCAGGCCTACTTCCTCCGGCAGGTGGAACAGGAGGCGGTTTTGGTGGCGGTTTTGGCGGTGGCGGTGGTGGTGGTGGTGGTGGTGGTGGCGGTGTTGGCGGTGGCGGTGGTGGTGGTGGTGGTGGTGGTGGTGGTGGTGGTAAAGCAAAAGACCGCAATGCAATGCTACAAAACGCGCTGATCGGTGGCGCGTTCCCGCTGTTATTCGGCGGCGGCACTGGTGCTGTAGTAGGTGGTTTTGCGGGCGGCTTCATCCCCGGCAATCCGATGATGTCGATCGTCACCAGTGCCCTCGGCACGGTGCTCGATCAGTTTGCGGCTGCAGCGATTGCAGTAGGGGCCGCCCTAATGGACACCGCTACAACTTTTGACTTTGTAAAAGAAAAAAGTCTTTTCTCTTCTAAAGAACTGGAGAAGTACGCAACTAAATTACAAGAAGCCGGTTTTGTTGCAAGTGCCAGTGCAATAGCTCAACTGGAAATAATAAGAAAAGTAGGTAATAAAGGGGTTGAAGATCTCACTGCATTAGCCAATGAAAGTGATAAGTTAAACAGAGCATTTGCAGAACTTATTGTACAGATGCAGGCGTTTATAGCAGGTCCTTTGGCAGCATTTTTAAGAGAATTAAATAAAACACTGGGTAATATAAATCAACAAAATAAAATTGCACAAACAAATCTAGACGTAGGAACTGTAGCTAGACAACTAGCAGCACAAGGTAGCACTAAAGAACTTAAAGCATTTGAAAATAAAATAGGTGAAATTAAAAGAGCAGAAGCAAGACAGTTTTTACCCGATCCTGCAGTAGCAGCTAAAGATATTCAAGAAGTAACTGCCTACTACGCGCAGTTTGCAAAAATTGAACTTAAACCTAAAATAAAACTGACTCCAGAGCAAATAAATAAACAAGATCTAGCGGTTCTAGAAAGAAGACTCGAAGCTATTAGTATTGAAAAATCACTAACGGACGCAGTAAAGCAGGCGGCCAGAGAGCAGAAAGATCTCGACAAGCAGCGAGCCGATCTTGTTCTTTCGTATGAAGAGAGCATTGGTAATATCCGCAAAAAGGTCGAAGACGAAGTATCTCGTCGTCGCTTCTCAATTCTTGAAAAAGAAAATCAACTACTCGATCTGCAGGGTCAGAATCGCATCAAGCAGCTTCAAGCCGCCAACGCACAGGAGATTGCACTGGCTGGAAAAGGCGAACGGAGCGAAGTGGCAAGCGTGGCTAAAGAGGTCGCTCAAATTGTTGCTGACTTTACCGAGCAACAGCTTTCTGCTGAAGAGGAAGCGGCAAAGATTAAGCGAGATGCTGCTCTCGATGCGCGTAAGTTCGACTTTGAGGCAATTAAGTTTAAGGTTAATATAGAAAAAGAAGTCGCAAAATTAAATATCGATACAGCTCGCAAAGTTGCAGATATAAATGAAAAAGTTAGAAGCAGCAACGAAGAAACAGATTCTAGGAAATTTGATATAGAAAAACAAATTGCTGATATTAAGCTGAAGATTATGAAGTCGGAAATGGAGATAGCCGCAAGGGCTCCCGGTATAGATCCAGAAACCAAAGAACTCTACAAGGACACAATTGCTATCCTCGACAATCGGAGTGAACTGATTAAAGATATGCAACCGCCGGCTCCGCTTCGGGGCGTCGGACAAGTTGGCGGAGGAGGCGTTTCCACCGCTAACTTTGATGCAATAGTTGCTCAAGAAGGGGATGCTATTCGAGCGCTTGTTGATGAAGCGTTGCGCGGCATTACATTAACAGCTGAACAAGCAGGCACTACTATGAAAGTAAGACTAGGGATTGTAGCCGATAATATTGACAAAGCGCTTGAGGACATTGAGACAAGAGAGGCCGATGCAGAGACAAACCGTCTTCGTCGAATTGAGCTTATCAATGCCGGGCTTACGGATAGTGTTGCTCAGCGAGTTATGGAGCTTGAGCAAGTCAAGCGGATTGCGCTTGCTCAGTACGATGTTGCGATTGCTCAACTTGAAAGCAAAATAAAAACGGAGGGAGTAACAACCGAAATTGCACGTCAAAACGCTGAGTATGTGCGGCAGATTGAACTACTTCAGCAGCGCAAAGACGCACTTGAAGGAAAATTCGGCGCCTTCGACGCAACGACAGGCACCGGCACTGGCGCAATTGGAGGCACTATAAATTCTGAGCGCGGCAATGAAATCCAGGAGTTTATTACAAGGACAATCGCAGAGCTGAATAATTTGGAAGCCGTGGCCATCCGCGTATCCGAAGGTATCGGCAATGCCATAGGCAATTCACTTGCTAGTGGCATCGCGGGCCTGATTGAGGGCACAACAACAGCCAAGGAGGTATTCGCAAACTTCCTGCGCGACATCGGCCAGGTGCTCGTACAGGAAGGCACCAAGATGATCGCCACCTACATCGCCATCGGCATCGCCAGGATATTTGCCGGGCTTGGTGGTCGTGGTGGTCTTTCAGACCTAAATGCGCCGGCCAACATTAACAATCCGCTCGGCGACTTGGGAGGCATTGGAGGTACATACGCGAAGGGAGGGACCTTTACAAACGGAATACAACCTTTTGCCGGCGGTGGCATCGTCAGCTCGCCCACGCTGTTCAAGTTTGCCGATGGTGGTGCCACCCGCACCGGCCTCATGGGCGAAGCTGGCCCCGAGGCGATCATGCCACTTAAGCGTGGCAGCGATGGCAGCCTCGGCGTACAAGCCAATGGCCTACGCGAAGCTATGAATCAGAACCGCGCAGCCGGCGGCGGCACCCCCGTGCTCAACATGAGCTTCCAGTCCACTAATATCGGTGGCGTCGAATACGTCAGCCGTGACCAACTGGAAGCGGCAATGGCACAAACCCGCCGCGATGCCTCCCGCGATGGCGCCAAGCGCGGCATGACCATGACCCTCGATCGCATCCAAAACAGCAGCTCGACCCGCCGTAGGATTGGGGTGTAATGGCTGACTTCCCTGCACTGAAGCCAACGGCCCGCAGCTTCCAGCTCGGCCAGTATCCGATCAAAACGTATCGGGCGATGTCTGGCGCGGTAGTGCGCCGCAGCTTTGGCAACCGCCCGTTTGGCTACACACTCGACCTTGAATTTGCCAATGTTACGGAAGCCACCGTAAACAGCATCTGCGATCACTACAACGGTCAAGGTGGCGGCACCTTGGGCTTCACAGTGCCGGCAGAAGTGTTTGCTGGTTATACCAGCACGCTCCAAGGCAAGGTACGCACTGCTGCCGGCATCGAGTGGCTTTACGCCGAGCCGCCGAATGTCAAAAGTGAGCTGCGTGATCGCAGCAGCGTCACCGTCAGGCTGGTGGGTGAAATCAAATGAGCGAGATTCGCATCGCGCAGTATTTCGATATTAAGCCTGCCAGCGGTGGGCAGCGTCGGTTTCAAAACTACTTCGTTGGTCAAAAGAAGAGTCTCGGTGGTGTTCAATATGACTTTGCACCATTTCGCGCCGATGGCAGTGTTGCCAATCTCAACGGTGACAATGCTATTGTCCGTGTGTTGTTCCCGGCCACGGAGTTCAGCATCAAGCTGGTGGAGGAAGGTGACGGCAACCGGCTAAGCGAGTTGACACTAACGACGCAATGGCTTAACGCCGCCGAGGCCATGGTTCGCTCCTACGTCGAGTATTACGTCGGCATCGGTGCCAGTTTCAGCGAAACCACGGTTGAACTACGGTTCCGCACCGCCATGGATTCTGTCGGCGCACAGTTCCCAGCACGCATCTTAACCCGTAGTCTTGTGGGAGACTTACCAATCAATGCTCAAATTGCACTTCAATGACCTAATTGGCTTGCCGTACTGCTGGGGCGCTTCCCCGTGGACCGGCAAAACCGACTGCTTCCAGCTTGCGTGTGAAGTCCATAGCCGCTTGGGTTACGGCGACTACACCGCCAAATTTGACTGGGTGTATGAGCTATATGACGAGCATACTTTCCCCAGGGGGCTGCTAGTGCGATGGATGCTGCAAAATGGCAAGCGGCTGAAAGCACCAAAACATGGTGCGGTGACACTATTACCTTCGGCGATTGGCTCTGCGCTCGGTACAATCGTTGAAGATGGCGCACTGTTTATCTCGCCACGCGGCGCAGTCGTCAGAGCACCACTTCCAGCCGGTGTGGGGCATTATTTCTGGATGCATCAATGACCCGCAAGCTGCTGCCTTACGAATATGACTTGATCGGGGCGCTAGGCGTTACGAAGGATGAGTATCTGGACTTCGTAGCACAGCAGCACGTCCACGAAGACATCAAGGATGGCAGCGTGTTGGACGTGCGAAATGATACAACAGCGATTATTTTGTTCGTTGTTGGTGTTTTGCTGCAGGTTGCATCAGTCTTATTGATGCCAAAACCGCCAGAGCTGGAAGGCACTGCCCAAAAGCGCGACCAGCGTATTGGCCGCCGGACGGGTTTCAACGGTACACAGGAACTTGCTAGCTATGGCGATGCGGTACCGCTGGTCTATACCAACACTAAAACCAACGCATACGGTGGCGTGCGTGTGTCAACGCTGCTGCTGTGGAGCGCAGTGCTGAGCTTTGGCAACCACCAGTTTATGCGGCTGATGATGACGATTGGCGCTTCCAGCATTGGATCTATTGACCCCGAGCGCACCGCCATCGGACAATTCGCGGCACGCGACTTGGTGCTTAGCAACGTATGGCAGTATTTCAACCCCAATGGCCCAACGCGCTACCGCGATCTGCTGCCTGTCGGATCGCTTGATGCAAAAGATCCGACGCAAGATGAACGCAACGACACTACTGCACGAATTGCCTTTGGCGATGATTTAAGTAGCCAACAAGGGTTCAGCCAAGCATTTTCACCGACAACCAGCGACAAGGTAGGCGTGACCGGATTTATTCCAGTTAATGCACAGGTAATGATTTTGACGCCTAAGGGTGAGCGCGAGTTCAAATTAGTGGACGTGGAGTTGACAGGACGTGGAAATTTCTGGGGCAACAATCTTAACCGCCCAACTGTGCCGGTGGGGACGGCATTAAGGCTGATCATCGGCGACACCAGTAAGGCGCTTATGTCGGATGACACCGCCGGCATCGCAGCGCAGGATGCTCAACGTGCTGCATCATCCATCGTGGACAATGGCGCAGTGTTCAAGGCTGGCTCAGCCAAATTTCGCGTGCGCGGCGCTAAGTACGACGGCGATGGCAACATTGAAGATTCAAAGCTAACTGTTGATCTTGTATGCATACAAAAAGGCAAGATGCCGCGACTAGAATACAACATTCGCCACTGGCTAGAAACCGGCGGGACGGAGCAACAAGAAATAAACAAAAAGATTGCAGAATTAGATAAAAAAGTGGACGACAATAAGTCTGCCATTAAAAGCAAGCAAGAAATACTAGACAGAGGATGGAAACTTGTTCGAGTCGTAAATAGTGAGGGTAAATATGATTTTGTACGAAAACAACTAACTAAGCAAGACCGCGCTACAATACAACAAGAAATTGAACAGCTTGAAAACAAAAATACCAGATTAACGAGGCAAATAGAAGACCTCACAGCGGCTAGTGCTGCGCTTGCAGTTGCACCTTTTCACACCAAAGGCTTTGCCCGCATCGAAGAAGCTGCTTACGCCAGCGTTACTAGCTGCAACGTGCTGGATCTGGCGCTGCGTTTTCAGGTGTTTCGCCGTCTTAGTGGTCGCAGCAATGTCTACGGCAGCAAGCAGAAAGATTACGGCCACAGCCCCTCAGACAACGGCGCCAAGGCACGCACTGCCATGTTTGTCGTTTACTACACCTTGAACAGTGGCACAGAAAACTACATCCCCTATATCTTCTGTTGCCGTGGCTTTAACGAGCAAGATGTATTCACTTATCTAAAGCTGCGGACACCTGGCACCCCCAAACAGTTTGAAGTGCGGCTGGAGCCCGTGGTAGATCCCTACACGGAAGTCCGCACTCTGACCATCAAGGGATACTGCTATCTAGATCCTGGCGCCAAAGCGACAACTTTAAACACAACGCGAACCGGTAACAACAAACTCACTGTTCATTTCAACGGTGTCCGCCGCGAGCCCAATGACAAAGATTACCCACCGCTCAACAAAAACCCGCGTGATGTTAGCGAGTTTGACTTGTTCAACTACGACGCCTACTCCACCTCGTCATTCGCGTTTGACAACGGCCCCGAAATCCAAATTACCGCCGTCAACGAACAAGTGCTAGAAGCGTGGGATAGCCCCAACAACGCCAACCACGACAGGATTTATCGTGGCTTGTCTAACTTTGCCTTGCACGTCGTCTCTGGCGCTGGCACGCGAGATCTGCGTAGCGTCAGCGTTTGGGTCAATCAAGGCAAGCGGGTTCGCACGCTAAACGAAGATGGCACCTACACGACAGACAAACCCAAATCCAGCTCGTTTGCGCCTGAAATATTTCTAGACACGGTTCTAGACAATGATAACGGCATCGGCGAATACGCCAAGGTCCATGCGGTCGATGTGCAGCAGCTCGGGTTGAGCAAGCGCTTCTGTCGTGTCAACAACCTTTACATGGATGGCGTCATCGCGGATCAACGCTCGTGGCGGCAATTTTGGAGCGAAGTTGCACCGTTCAGCTTGTTGGAACTTGGCAAGATCGGCGGACGTGACACGCTGGTGCCGGCGTTGCCGTATGACGAAGCTACGGGGCATATTCGTGATACTCAACCTATACTAATCAGCGCCTTGTTCAACCAAGGCAACATCCTTGAAGGCAGCCTAAAGGAGGAGTTCATCGACTATGGCGCCAGCACCCAAGATGTGATTGTGACGGTGCTTTACCGCGACGTAGAGCGTACCGACCTGTTTCCACGCAACGACAGTGTTGAGATCAGGCTGACCAGCACCGAGGAAGGTGATGCCATCCGCGAAACCATCGACGCCTCGCAGTTTGTCACCCGCCGCGACCAGGCGATCAAACTCGGCAAGTTCCTGTGCAACACCCGCCGCCACAGCCGCCGCGCCATCGAGTTTCAGACCTTCCCGACAGACACCTTCGTCATGCCGGGCAGTTTCGTTTACGTCGAAACCAGCAATAACCAGTGGGATGGCATCTATACAGGCCGAGTTGAAGCCGGTGGCGCGTTGAATCTGCCGATCGCCAGCACGGTGCCTAACGGCACTTACAACGTGCTGACCTATGGCAGCACCGAAGGCACGCGATCCTTTTCAGGCATCACCGTCAGCAACAACACTGCCACTGCTTTGGCCAGCGTCGAAGGCCAGTTGTTTGTGCTGGGCACCGCAGTCCGCAGCAAGCGGGTGTTCCGCGTTACTGAAGTCAACATGGAGGAAGAAGGCGAAACCACGCTCCGCGCTGTCGAGCATTCCTGCAACAGCAATGGCTTGTCTTTGATTGCGCGAGGTATCGACGGGACCGTCGCCGGGCTGTTTACGATTGACGGCAGTGCGGAGTAGACTACAAGAAATCTATATTGGAGTGCGATAGTGGGTTTTTACACCGGGCGTAGCGGCAAGCTGTTTTTGACGTCAATCCTTACTACTGCACCTACACCAGCCGCAAACGAGTCGGTGCTGAAAATCCGCGACTGGTCCATTGAAACCAGCCTTGAGCTGTTGGAGACCACCACCATCGACACAGCGGTTAAGACCTACACCCCTGGCATGGTGAGCAGCACCGGCTCAGCCACGGTGATGTATTACCGCAGCGAGGCGGGTGATGTCGGCGTGCAGTTCGAGCAACTGCTGAACAAAGTCATGAAGACTTCAACGGCAGGCGTTACTGAATCCGACCGTGTCGGCATGATTTTGCGTGCTGGCGCCCAAC